TGTACGTTAAAGCAGGCAGTCTCAACTTTCTTGTGCTCTACAACAAGATCTTCAGTTGCCAGGAGTTTAGCAAGTTGCGACTTGATCTCGTGTGAAACTGTCATAGTGTTCCGTTCGTATGGACTCATAATACGACGAAACCCGCCTAATGTGCGGGTTCATATGACGCTTCTTCAATTGTCTCAGTGCCTCTTTTCGTGCCCTCATTGCCTGAGGTTTAAGAGTCCGTTTCTGCTCTTTCTTAGAGTGATGCTGCCAGTTAGGGATGTTCATCGGAAATTCCTTTGATACGTTTCCACTTATTATACATGGCCTGTAAATGCCATGACTCTGCCAAACTTTTTGCTCCGTTTTCTAGTAAATCAAGTTCTTTCTTGTTACCAGTAAATTGTTTGTACTCTTCTTTCCAGTTCATACCATACAAGAGAATCCTTTAATTTTATCAAATCTTATGACACTTTCAAACTTGTCATGTAAATCTGATTTATGAGAAATTACAAAGATATTAGCATCTTTAATAACATAACGAATAATTTTAAGAAACTCGTCTGTACCAAATCCATCAAGTGAAGAGTCAAATACTTCATCCATAATCAACAAGTTGGTGTTTACAGAATTTTTGAGTCTGGCGACTTCCCTCCATGTAAAAAGTAATGCCAGGTCAATTCTCATCTTTTCACCTTCACTGAAAGAACTGTAGGAAAAATGTTCATGGATGGGTGACTCTACAGTTTCACC